TCAACGATTATTTATTTTCTTGAATTTAATTGCATATCTAGTTGAAATCTCTAAAAATAATTTTCTCTTATACTCTCTACAAACAGAACTGGTTTGTGCCAATCTTTCTACTAGCTTACAGTTGTTTGTATTTATATCTTTTAAATCATATATGTAAAGAGTATCTTCTCCAAAGAAGTTTACATAGAATCCATTCTTGCAATTACTATCTACTTTGACTTTAGTTATATTCATATACTTATTAAGCTCTATTAAATGATTATGACAATTTAAGAACTTCTTAGATCTAGTCTTTATTTCAACTACATATTTCTTATCTTTTTGTATTACAAATCCATCTATAAAATTATATCTTCCTAAACTTGGGATTCATTCTGTTTTTGTCTTTAACTGTTTAACAAAAGAAGCGAATCAACTTCTACCAATTTCTTCATTTAATTCAAAGCTATCCATAATGTTTAATCAATTAAAAATATTGTATCGTCTGTAAATTCAAATCCATATTCGTGTTTCTTTATTATACCTGCATTTAAAACAGCATATACCGCATCGTGATTTGCCTTCATACTTCTAACAATCTTATTAATACTAAATGGTATTATATTTGTTCCTACTAGTGTGTAAGCTTTTAATCTTAATAATAAACCTAACTGATTTTTAGTTACAGGTAATTCTAGTATTTTACTATCTACTGAAATAGCTGGTAGATTATCTCTATGATATAAATACACATTCTGCCAACCATTATATGTTCCAATTTTCTCTTTAGTTATTTCTAGAAATCTTAAATCTGTAAATGTTTTAAAATGAGCTATTATTGTTTGTTCTATGTAATTTGTTATTCTACAAAAGTCAGATAATAATGCTTTACTAATATTGTTTTTACTTAATGTTGAAGATAAAGCATATAAAGATAATGCTTCATTATTTGATACTTCTTTTAAATGGTCGATGCAAATTGATACTCTAGCCATATTAGATAATAAATTTAAATGTTCTACTTTCTAATCTATAACCTTTCTTTCCATTTAATCTAGTCTCTGTGTAAGTGAAATAATCTTTTATTGTAGTAGCTTTAGCTCCTATTATCTCTTTTATTTCTTCATTAGAATAGAATCTGCCACATTCCAATTTAGCAATCTTAGATATTATATCTTTCTTCTTTGCTATCTCTTTTAATGCTTTCTCTTTATTGAATCCTAAAGTTTTTAAATTACTTAATGTAAGATACATTTTATATTCTTTGAACTCTGGATATTCTAATTCATATTCTGGATCAAAAGATTCATAATAATCTTTGATTAACTGCTGATAGCTTACCACTATTCTTTTACTGAGTTTAAATTCAAATTCTGAAATATATTCTTGTTTACAAATATTGAATCTCTTATCATAAGCTCCACAGATACTAATTCCATCTTTATATGACTTTCTTAATTCCTGCCAATACCTAAAGTAGTTATCTTTTAATTCTGAATAAACTAATCTGTTATTCTCAATAGTAACAACATCATTAGATAAGTTTATTCTTTCTAACATTGCTCTAGATTCTTCTTCAGATAATTTACTATTTCCACTTATAAGAATATTAGCTTGGTTTAATTTCTCATTCATCATTTCTTCAAATTCTTCATCACTCATTATATCACTTTTAGTAGAATAGATATGAACTAAGAAACTTCTAAAACAATTATGATATTCATTATTATCTCTTAATCTGCCAGCTATTTGTACTAAATCACTGGTTAAATCTGTAACCATAGATTCTCTATTCGCATCACTAACTACTACAATTAATCCGTTATTGGTAAATAAATTACAACCTTGAAAGCATTTACTAGTAAAGAAGTTTATTTTCTTATTCGGGCTAGTAACAGAAGATATTGTATATTTATCCATTAGCTTTCTATTCTTAATTCTGTTAGCACAACAAATCTTTACATCTTCATCATTTAAATCTAGGGTATCACATATTTGTCTAATACTTGTTACTGAATTTATAAATATATATAACTCTTTAACTAATGTTCCTTTTCCTTCATTATCTGGAGCAATTAGATTCCCATCTAAGAAATCCTTTATAACTTTCACTGTAGCTTTAACTGGACTTGGTGATTTAATTCTTGCAGTATTTATTTTTACTTTTCTTTCTCATTCAATCTCATAATGATCTAATGATCTTAATTGCTTAACTTCAAATTTACAATCAAACGGAGTTGCAGTTAAATAACTAACATAACTATAATTCTCTATTATCTGGAATAGATTATTAATTGCTTCTTCTCTAAATCCTACATTCTGTAGTAATAAATGATATTCATCTACAAGAACTCTATAATCTTTGTGGTTATCTATCCAGCCAGTAAGTTTTAATAAACTATCATAAGTTACTGCAATCTTTTTTATCTCGTTATCCTTGCAATATTTATTAAACTCTGCTTGTTTAGTTCCACCATAGCACTTAAATACATTGTACTTATTATTCTTATCTGCTTCAATACTATCTACTAAATCTCTAGTCGGGCATACTATGATATAATTATAATCACAATTTGCAGCTAAATAAGTTCCACCTACATCTGCTAATTTCTTGTTTATTACTCCTTTTGGAAGCTCATTAAATACTTCACTTAAATAACGCTTGTTTGTTTTTATTGTTTCCATAAGTTTTAAATTTTAAACATTCATATTGTTTGATTTTTATATTTTCCCGTTTTTCAGAAAAAGTTGCTATATGAAATAGGAAAAAAGGGAAAAGCATTTTATTCATATCTAAAGTTCAATTTTTTATGTTTCCCATTTTTTCTATAATATAAGGGTAGATTTTCTCAAAAAAGGGAAAGTAAAGGCAATAAAAATTAGGAGTATTTCTACTCCTAAAATTTAATGTTAATGTCATAATATGAATGATAGCTTTGAATTATGTAACTTTAATTCCTGTCTTTTACTAGTTCGGTTTGATGATTAAAAATAAATAAGACCAGATTCACATCTAATCTTATTTATCGTTACATTCACTACTCAATTTTATTTTAACCTTTAAAGATCAGTTATTATAACTGGTTTATTATCTTTATCTTAGTACTACAAAGATAATACAATTTTTTGACTATTACAAGTAAAGTTTAAAAAATATTAAAATTTCATATTCAGATATATCTAAAAGTCGAATTTCAATTCTACTGCTGCTTATGAATGGCACTATGACATTCTTTACATAATGACATTAGATTATCTGGATTGTATGCTAGGAATAATCTTTTTAGTGGATCGGTAGTAGACATAAAACTAATAATATGATGTACATCTTCAGCTGGAACTGTCTTTCCTTCTTTCTGACATAGTTCACAAAGAGGATGATCTAATAAATGTGATAATCTTAATTTCCTTCATTTAGATGAATTATAAATCTCTATTCTTTCTTTTCTATTAAAAGATTTAGTTTTATTCTTCTGTGGTTTCTTTAATGTCGGCATAAGGTATAAATCATTCTCCATCTTCATTTTTATATTCTAATGGTAGAATATTATGTTTCATAGAAAATAAATGTTGGATGGAATTATATTTCTTTAATGTTTTAAATTCAATTAGAAAATGGGTTAGAACTATCTCAGGAGTTACTTCTTTAAATTTATGCTCCACTGTTCTAATAAAAGCCATTTGAAATAAATCTTCTTCCGTTTGAGATAGTTTAAGAGTATCTTTGTCTTTTACTATTTTGGAATATAATTGATTATAGTTTTTATTAATTATCTCTGCTACTTCATTGGCTTTATCTGGTAAGGAATGATAGTTTACAGTATTGTACTTATATTGAATGTACGGAACTTTTAGACCAACTATTTCTTCTAATCTATCTTCTGTTATCTTAAATAGTTTAGCTGTTTCAGCAAAGCCTATATCATAAATTCATTGTAAGGCTGTATCTTTAGTTGGCTGTCTGTATAAATTTCTGAAACTCATTTATTGATGATGAATTATTGTTAAGTAAATCTGAAAAGAGAGATACGTTTACATCTCCTTTATTTGCATAGTAATTATCTAGAATCTCTTCATTTCTACTAAAGAAATCTTGTATTATTAATCTAATTAACTGAGATCTTTTTTTACCTGTGATCTTTTGTAATTCGTTAAGTTGAAAATCGGAATTAGGATCTAATTTTACGTTTAATTTGATTGGAAAAAAGCTATCTTTAATCATACACTATTTTATTATTTGATACAAAAGTAATCAATCAAATAACTATAAAAAATAGAATTTAATTTTTTTTCAAATTATAGTTTAAATGTAGATATTATGCCTAAATTAATACTCCTTGTTAATTTCAAAATTTGAAATAATAAAAATTCAAAAAAATGATAGAATATAAAACGCCATCTGATGTATGTAAAGAAGCTAAGGAATATATGAAAACAGTCTTAGCTAGATTAGAAGATTCTGGAGTATTAGAGAATGTAGATGTAGCAGCTCTAGATATGTTGGCTAGAAATTACAGTATGTTTATTAACGCATCTAAACAGATAGAACGTGATGGAGCTACTATTATTAACGTACAAGGAAATGTAGTAAAACACCCTGCTGTAACTATCGCTAAAGATGCACAAATACAAGCTGTAAAGATTATGCAAGAATTTGGACTAACAGCTAAATCCAGAACAAAATTACCAAAACTAGATAAGAAAGAAGAAGAAGATTCTCCACTAGAGAAATTTGTCAAACAGGCTAAAGAGGTCAGATAATGTACTATGAGTATGTTGATAAAGTTTTAAATGGAAATATTGTAGTTGGAGAATATATTAAGCTAGCCTGTAAGAGGTTTAAGGATGATTTACAAAGAGCGGATTTAGTATTTAGAGAAGATAAAGTAGATTTAGCTATTCAGTTTATTTCAACTCTAAAACATTATACAGGTAAACATTCTGGAAAGCCTTTTATATTAGAAGGGTGACAACAATTTATTATTGCTAATATTGTTGGCTGGTATTGAAAAGAATCAGGAACTAGAAGGTTTACTAGTAGTTATATTGAAGTTAGTAGAAAACAAGGAAAAACTGCTTTAGCTGCTGCTTTGTGTTTGTATTACCTGATAGCTGATGGTGAAGACGGAGCAGAAGTATTATTAGCTGCAAATAGTAAAGAACAAGCTAAAATAGCTTTTGATATGTGTAGTAAGTTCTGTAAAGGTTTAGATCCAAAAGGGAAATATCTAACTGCTTACAGGGCTGATATTTTATTTAATATAACCAATTCTAAACTAAAGGTTTTAGCTGCTGATGATTCTAAGCTAGACGGATTTAATGCTTCTTTCGGTTTGATAGATGAATATCATAGTGCAGCTAATAGTAAGGTAAGAGATGTAATTAAATCCAGTATGGGTATGAGAGAGAACCCACATCTTTGTACTATTACCACTGCTGGATTTGATAAGTCTTTGCCTTGTTACCAGTTAAGAACAGTATCAATAGAAATTTTAAATCATTTAAAGGATGATGATAGTATGTTTATTGCCATCTATTGTTTAGATGAAAGTGATAAATGGGATGATGAAAAGAACTGGTGTAAATGTGCTCCAAATTTAGGAGTAACGGTTAGTAAAAAATATATTAAGGAACAAGTACAACAGGCAAAGAATAATCCTAGTGAAGAAGTCGGAGTTAAAACTAAAACTTTGAATATCTGGTGTGATTCTGCTACTGTTTGGATTCCTGAAGATTATATAGTAAAATGCAGTAATATAGTAGATCTGTCTGCTTTTAAAGGCTTAGATTGCTTTATAGGTGTAGATTTAGGTGCTACTAGTGACTTAACTGCTGTAGCATTTCTAGTAGTTGATAATGATAAATATTATTTCAAAGTCCACTACTATTTACCTGAAGCTGCTCTAGAAGAAAAAGCAGATAAAGAATTATATAAACTGTGGAAACGTCTGGGATTACTTACAGTAACACCCGGTAATGTTACTGATTATGATTATATAACAGCCGATATATTGAAATATAGAGAAATAGTCAATATAGTATCTATCTGTTATGATAAATTCAATGCTACACAATGGGCTATCAACTGTACAGAGCAGGGATTACCTTTAGAAGAATATCCTCAAACACTAGGAAACTTTAATAGACCAACAAAAGAATTGGAGAGATTGATTTTATCTGGTAAAGCAGTATTAGATAATAATGATATTACTAGGAACTGTTTTAGAAATGTAGTTCTTAAATCGGATTACTGCAATAATGTTAAGCCAACTAAATCACAGGATAAGAAAAAAATAGATGGAGTTATTGCTATAATTCAGGCTTTAGGCGGATATTTATTAACTCCGCATTATTCCAACACAATATAAATACTATGGGAATATTTAATTTGTTCAAAAAGAAAGAAAAACCACAGGAAAGATCTTTTACTCCTTATGGATTAGGAAGTTTAGTTTATAATACTAATTCCAGTTACAGAAATGATAAAGCTATGCTATTATCTACTGTTTACAGGTGTGTAGATGTAATTAGTGATTCTGTGGCACAGTTACCATTAGAACCATATAAAGTAGATGAAAAGGGATATAAACGGAAGTATGTAGAACACCCTACATATTACCTGTTAAATAAAGAACCTAATTCAAATATGAGTAGGTTTACTTTTATGAAAACTCTTATTACATCTGTACTTTTAGATGGTAATGGTTATGCTTTAATAGAAAGAGATGATAAAGGAAATGCTACTAAACTGAAATTAATTCCATCTGAATTAGTTACAGTATCTAGAGTTGATCCTTTAAAAGAAAAGATAATGTACAATGTAGTAGGTATAAACCAACTAATAGAACCTGTAAATATGATTCATATACTAAACTTTAGTTATGATGGTATTACTGGAATTAGTACACTACAGCACGCTAGAAATACTTTAGGTTTAGCTTCAGACAGTGAAGCGCACGCTGAAGGATTCTTTAAAGGTGGAGCTAATTTAGCTGGTATAATCAAAGTACAATCTTCATTAACTCCTAAACAGAAACTAGATATTAAAGAAAGCTGGCAGGCTACTTTTTCACCTGTTACTGGTACTCCTAATGGTGTTGCAGTATTAGAGGGGAATATGGACTTTCAACCAATAACAGTTAATCCTGCTGATGCACAGCTATTAGAAACCAGACAATTTAATGTAATTGATATTTGTAGATTCTTTGGTGTTTCTCCAGTTAAAGCATTTGATTTGTCTAAATCTAGTTATAGTACTGTAGAAGCTACTCAATTGGCTTTCTTAACTGATACATTAAACCCTCTGTTGCAAAAGATAGAATTAGAGTTTGAGAGAAAACTATACAAACCATCTGAAAGAAATACTGTTGATGTTAGATTTGATACATCTGTGTTACTTAGAGCAGATAAAGCTAGTCAGGCTAGTTATTATAATACCTTATTCCAAATTGGAGTAATTACTCCTAATGAAATTAGAAAAGCCTTAGATTTAGAGCCTTTAGATAACGGAGATAAATCATTTGTACAGGTTAATGTAACTACTCTAGATAAAGCGGTAAAGGATAAAATAGAAGATTCATCTTTAAATGGCAGCACTAATGACAAAGAAAGTATATAAAGGAACTGATTTACAGATTCAATTAATATTAAAGGATGCAGAAGGTAATCCATATAGAATAAATAAAGCGAATGAGTTTATTATAAAATTCTTTACTACTGATCCAGAAGTATATGTAGAAGCTAGTTATTCTGCTGGAGAATATACTGGAATAATAGAAGGAGAAGAATATGATTATGTAGTTATAAACTCAACCGATTTAGACAAACTGGAAGATGGATTACTTAACTATGTATATAATATAAGATTTGCCAATATAGATTTTGAAGATGGTTTTTACGATGAAGTAGTTAAAGGTGAAACTAATTTATTTTTAAAATCTAAATTTACTTGTAATGAATAATATAGAGCTGAAAACTTCTGATCCAATATATAATTTAGAAGTAAATAGAACTAATGTTGTTATTGGCAATCCTAATAATAATAACGTATGAGGATATATTGAAGGTAATATCTGTAATCAAAAGGATTTGATGAATTTAGTAGAACAACTCAGACCGAAAACTTGAAAAGATGAAGATGTTCCTCTAACATTAACTGTAGAGTTAAATTACGGAGAACCAGAAACTACTAAAACTAATATTGCGGTTAAGTTAAAAACTAGAGGATTACCATCACATTATAGACTTAGTGAAGATCAATCTTTTGCAGGTGTTGATTGGATTCCTTTCTACTCTAATGTATTATACTTTGATATTAATCCATCTAAAGGAGAGCATAAAGTTTATGGTCAACTTAAAAATCAATATAAGGAATCAGAAATTGCATTTGAAAAAATAACATTAATCTAATACTTATGAAAGAACTAAGAAATAGTAACTATGGAGTAACAATTACTCCAGAATCTAGAACTGTTGAAGGATATGCTTTAGTATTTAATAAAGAATCCAGAGATCTAGGCGGATTCACTGAAGTAATAGAACCTTCTGCTTTAGATGGTGTGATAGAAAAATCAGATATTCTATGTTTATTAAACCACAATGAAGATAAAGGTGTACTAGCCAGAAGTAAATTTGGAGTTGGATCTCTTTCTTTATCAGTTGATAGTACAGGATTAAAATATAGATTTGATGCTCCTAATACTGCATTAGGAAATGAATTATTGGAAGGTCTTAGAAGAGGTGATATTAGTACTTCATCATTTGCTTTTACGATTGATAATGATAAATGGGAAAAGAGAAATGATGGTACGTATCTTAGAAGAATTACAAAGTTCAAAGAATTATTTGATGTATCTCCAGTATATAAAGAAGCATACCCAGATACATCTGTAGCTTGCAGAAAGATGCAGGAACTAGATAATGAAGAATTGAAAAACTATTATGAAGAACTAAGAAAAGGATTATAATGGATAGTTTGACTTTACTAGACAAAAAAGAACAATTAAGAGTAAAAGCAGAAGCATTAATATCTAATGCTGAGAAAGAACTCAGAAAATTGAATAAAGAAGAAGATGATGCTCTTACTTCAATTAAAAAAGAGATTGCAGATATTGACAGCCAGATAAAAGGTATAGAAGAAGAAAATAAAAGAAATTATAAACAATCAATTAAAAAGAATATTATGGAAAAATTTTCATTGCTTAAAGCTATTAATGATGTAGCAAATAACAGACAATTAGATGAAAGAGCTTTAGAAGTTGTAGCTGCTGGTCAGGCTGAGATGCGTAAATCTGGACAGTCTTATAGTGGACAGATTGTATTACCTGTAGAAGAAAGAGCAGATATTCAGGCTACAGTTGCTACTGCTGGACAGGAAAATGTACCAGAAGATAAATTAGGTATTTTAGAGCCATTAAGAGCTAAATTAGTCTTAGTTCAGGCTGGTGCTTCTTATATGACTGGATTAATTGGCAACGTATCTATTCCTGCTTATTCTGGAAGTAATGTAGCTTGGGCTGGAGAAGTTGCTGCTGCTTCTGATGGTGCTGGTACATTCAGCGAAGTAACTTTAGAACCAAAACGCTTAACTGCTTATATTGATGTATCTAAACAGTTCCTAATTCAGGATTCTAATAGTGCAGAAGAAATGCTTAAAAATGATATAGTTGCAGCTATTTCTAATAAGCTAGAAGCTACTATTTTAGGTAAAGATGCTGGTGATACTTCTAAACCTGCTGGTCTTTTAAATGGTGTAACTGCTGATGAAGCAGCTCCTACTTTTAAAGATATTGTTAAAATGGAAGCTGATTTAGAGGCTAAGAATGTAACGGGTGATATTAAATTTATTGTATCTCCTTCTGCTAAAGCTGATCTTAAAACCACAGATAAAGGAACAGATACAGGTAAGTATTTAATGGAAGATAATGAGATAAATGGTTATCCTGTTCTTTGTACTTCTGCTGTAGCAGATAAGGGTGTAATTATGGCTAACTGGTCTGATTTAGTAATCGGACAATGGGGTGGAATTGATTTAACAGTCGATCCTTATACTCAGGCTGCTAATGGTAAAGTTAGATTAGTAATTAACGCTTACTTTGATGCTAAGCCTCGTAGAGCTGACGCTTTTGTTAAGAAAGTATTGATGGCGTAATAATATATTCTAGATTATGTATGTTAGTCTATGTGAAGCAAAGAAGCATCTGTTAGTGGATGATTCATTTCATAATGATGATGAATATATATTAGCTTTAATAGATGTAGCAGAAGATGCTGTAGCAACTAACATAAATCAAAAGTTAGACAGCATTACAGTAGGTGGAGAAATACCACCTGCTGTAAAAGCTGCTATTCTTCTATTAGTAGGTAATTTATATGCTAACAGAGAACCTGTAGCCTATACATCTGTAAATAAAGTACCATATACATTTGATTATCTTATTTCACTATATAAAAACTACTCTGATAAATAATGAGAGCTGGAGTATTAACCGAACCTATTACTATTCTGAATGCTGAAATAAATAAAAGTGGCTATGGTCAAGAAGAAACTGTTTGGAATGATTATATCAAAACTAGAGGACAGGTAAAGTATAAGACAGGTAATAGAGTCACAGAAAACAATGAAATTATAAATACCTATACTGTAGAATTTATAGTCAGAAGGTATCATAAAATAGATGAATTTATGAGGATTCTATGGAATGGTAAATACTATAGAATCTTAGCTATCAATGAAGACAGATTAAAACAATCTATTACTATTACAGGAGAATTGATAAATGGCTAATATAGAAGTTGATTCTAGAAATGTGCTCAAAATGTTTGCAGAATTAAGTAACAAGAATCAAAAGAAAGTTCATAGAATAGCTTTAGCTAAAGCATTAAGTATTTTAGTAAAAGAAGCAAGAAGTACATTAAAGGGAGTTATAAGGAAAAGTATTTATAGTAAAAGTAAAAAGACAGGAAGGTCTTTAGCTTCTGGAATTAAATATAGAATAAACAAAGAAGCTACAGAAGGTAAAGCTCATATTCTAGGGGATTTTCGTTTGAAATTCTTTGAACTTGGAACTAAAGAACGGTATAGAAAGAATGGTGGTAAGACAGGTACTATAAAAGCTTCATATTTCTTTAGGACAGCCAGACAAAATAAAGAAGCTCTAATTAGTAGTAGTATGAATAATATAATATCAGAATCAATAAAAAGAGTAAATGGAAAGTTTAAAAATAGGTAAAGAGATTTATTCTCTTTTGAATGGGAATGAAGAACTTACAAAACTGGTAGGTAATAAGATTTACCCTATAATAGTAGAGAAAGAAACTACATTTCCATTTATTGTTTATAAGAAAACTAATTTAACTCCAGAATATACTAAAGATTATCATTTAAAAGATAATGTTTATATTGAAATCACCTGTGTATCAGATAACTATTCTGAATCTATAGATTTAGTTAGCATTGTTAGAAAGATTCTGGAGAATAAAAGAGATCTAGCTAAAGGGATTACAAATATCATTCTAGAATCAGCTAATGAAGATTTTATAGATGATGCTTATATTCAAACAATTAATTTTAAAATATCAATAAACAAATAATATTATGGGAAAACCGATTAATGGCAGTGACTTGATGTTATTCTTAAAAGGAGATAGTTCAGACTTTGTTTCTATTGCATTTGCTACATCTCATAGTTTATCATTAAGTACTGAGACAGTTGAAATTTCATCGAAAGATAATGGTGGTAAATGGACTTCTAAAGCAGCTAGAAAAAGAAGTTGGACTGTTAATACAGAAAACTTATTCTCTTTAGATGGAGAAGGAAAGAACTTTGCAGACTTATTTAAATTGTGGAGTGATGGTACAGAGATAGATGTAGTGTTTAATCTAGAAGAAGATTATGCTACTAAAGCAGATGAAGTACCTGTTGGTGGATGGAAGCCTTTAACTACTGGACAATATAAAGGAAAAGTAATTATTACTTCATTAGAAGTAAATGCTCCAAATGGAGATAATGCTACATACACAGCCACCTTTGAAGGAGTTGGAGCTTTAACCAAAGCAGAATAATTAATTTAATCTCAAAGCCTTTATATCTTCTTTATGAAGGTGTAAGGGCTTTTTTAATATATAACAATTATGATAGTAAAAGACATAGAATTTAATGAAGCTAATGAAGCAATATTTAATTCAGAAGCTAGAGAATTTAATTTGTTCTTTAAAATAGATCCGGAAGATGATCCTGATAGACGAGTTATTTTAAAACTATATACATCTCCAGATGGTGAAGATTATGCTTTCAGAGACTACATTATTAATAACTTAGATAGAAGATCTATTTTTAATTACGAATGTGGATATTCAGGAGTTTTAATTGGACAGTATATAAAGTTAGTTAGTAATTCAAAAATCCTAAAATGTAAAGTAAGTTATGAAGGTTAGTATAAATGGACAAGAATATAAATACAAATATAGTATCAGAGCTTTGTTTGTATTTGAAAAGATAGCAGGTAAAACATTCTGCTTAGAAAGTACTATGGATTTCTTCATCTTTTATTACTCAATGTTGCTAGCTAATAATCCAGATATGACATTATCTTTTGATGAGTTTATAAATGTATGTGATGAAGATCCTGAAGTTATTAGACAGATGCAAGAATATCTTAGTGGGTATTTCACTAAACAATCACAGTTAACTGCTGCAGATAATAACGAATCAAAAAAAAAGTAATTAGTATATCTACATTATATAAACTGATAGTAGTAGAATGTGGTATCAATCCAGAATACTTTTTAGATAAAATGGAATGGTACGAAATAGAGGCTTGTTTAGATGGTATGGAAGATAAATATAAAATAAGCTGAGAACAAACTAGAATGATTTGTTATATGGTTGCACAGGTAAACAGTAGAAAGAAATTAAAACCATCTGATGTAATGTCTTTTAAATGGGATGAAACAACTACATCTACTGCTATCTCTAATGAAGATATAACTAGATTGAAAGAGAAAGCTAATAACACAATTAATAAATTAAATAATGGCGGATTTAGTAACTAGGTTGCTGCTTAATACACAGCAATTTGACAACAATTTAGGTAAATCAACCAAACAGATACAAGGATTCCAAAAGAACATACAGACTTTTTCTTCTGGTGCTATAAGTGCTTTTACTAAATTCTCTGGAGCTTTAGGTATTGCTTATGGAGCTACAGAGGTATTAAAGAAAGGATTAAATGCCAATGCTACACTACAAGGGAAATTTAATTCTTATATGGAAGCAGGTAGTACTGTAACAGATCAATTCTTTTCAGCCATTTATAATGGAGATTGAAGTAGATTTAATGATGGTATAATAGAAGCAATAAATAATGCTCAAAAATTTGCTCAACAGTACACTAACATTATGAAAATGTTACAAGTTACTAGTGCTAGGTATGAAAGAGTTGATGCAGAGAAAAATAGATTGGAATCTATTGTAGAAGATGAAGGTAGACCTATGGCTGAAAGGGAAGCAGCAAATGCAAGACTACAGAAAATATTGATGATGGGTATTGCCGATATTAGAGAGGATGCTCAAAATGTAGAAAATTATTTGAAAGATATGCTCTCTGATATAGGTATAAGTGGGAATATAGATAATGCTCAAAGATTGATAGAAGATTTATATGATCCTACTAGTTCACTTAGATCTAGAGTTGATTCATACAGATCTTCTAAAGAAAAAGGTACTTCTGCTACATTTAGAGCTACTAATTATAAAGAATGGGCAAACGCTCAAAAACAATATCTTAAATATACTGAATCAGAGAAAAAATATTATGATTCATTAATCTTAGCTGTAGATGCTTTAACAGATGGGGAAAAAGGTTTATATAAAAAACTTGCAGAACTATTTGACAGAAGAAGTGATTTAATTGATAAGTCTGGTACTTGGGAAAAAGATAGAACTGGAGCTGATGATACAATAGCAGATGCAAAGAAAAAATTAGCTCAGCCAGTTAAAACTACAGTTAAGACTGTAGTAAAAGAAGGTACACAAGAAGCTGTAAAAGAAGTCAAGTTAGAACCTATAAATGTACCTATCAGACTATTAACAGAAGAAGATCTGGATTATGGTATAAATAAAATGGTAAGAGACGATATAGAATCGGGTAAAATAAAAGTAAGTCCTATAGATACTGATAGTATTAAAAACAACTATGACTATGCGGATTCTTTAAATACTATTGCTACTGTAATGGGATCAATAACAAACCTTACTAATGAAGGTGCTGCTAGTTGGTTGGCTTATGGAACTAATATCCTTACAACTGTTGCTGCTGCAAAAGAACCATTAGGCTCTTTAATTAATATGTTAGCTAAAAAGACAATTATTGAGGGAGCATCTAATGCTATTAAAGGACCTTTTGGATGGATTAATGCTATAGCTTCAATAGCTGCTATAACTGCTGCAATCGTATCAATTCCCAAGTTTGCTACTGGTGGTATTGTAGATGGATCTTCTTTTTATGGGGATAAAGTATTAGCCAGAGTAAACAGTGGAGAGATGATATTAAATAGAAGCCAGCAAAGAAATCTATTTAACCTTATAAATGGCGGTACTTCTAACACAGTAAAATTCAGAATAGAAGGAAAAGAGTTAGTAGGTGTATTAAATGCTTATGGAAGCAAAACAAGCAAATACAAATAACTATGTATAATGCAATTTATAATATTCCATTTACTAATGTAGATGGAGAAAGTCTTAATGTACAAATACTAGAAGATGGAGGCTCAGGATCTCCTGTAGAACTTACAGGAGGGACTCCCCCATTTATAGTAGATTATAATAATGAAGATTTTTTATATACTCCAGCTAGATTTAGTGGAGCTACTCTAAAAATTGTAGGTGGAGATTATTTACAGAGATTATTTAGTACGGATTATCAGAAGTTCAAAGTCAATCTTACTAAGAATGGATCTGTTATATGGACTGGTTTTATTACTCCAGAAGTATATTCTCAAGACTTTGATAATAGCTTATTTGAATTAGAAATAGAATGTATTTCAGCTTTATCTACATTAGAATATATTGAATTTGAACACGATAAAGAAAGTATATCGTTCTTAGACTTAATTAAAAAATGTATTACGTCTAGTAAAGGTGACTTTAAAGGTGTTTATATTCCACTAACATATAATGAATCATTAGATGATATTACTATTAGTACATCTAATTTCTTTGATGAAAAGGATAAAGCTATGACTTTAAAGGAGTGTTTGGAAGAAGTATGTAAATTCCTTAACTGGACGGTATTTGAATATGAAGGTAGTGTTTATTTTATAGATGTAGATTATATCAAGAAAGGAAACGCTTCATATAAAAATATATATACAGATAATACTACAAATTTAAATTCTACAATTGAAATTAATTCTATTCCATCTAAAGGTGTAAGTAATACTTTATCCATATTAGGTGGTTATAATGAAGTAACAGTTATTGATTCAGATTATGAATTAGATCCAGAAGATATTTATCCAGAGATTAGTCTAGATAGAAGAATAGATTCTGAAGATATTACAGCTGGAGCTGATGGAAAGGAAGTAGATAAAAATGAATCAATTTATAAATTAGTTTGGTATAGTTCAGATAATTTTAAAACATATAACTATAGACATCTTGGTATATGGGATGAAGCTATTATATTCGATAAAGAAAATGCAGGTACTTATATATTGAATTTTACTTCATATAAAGTTGAATCTAAACCAATTTCTTTAAATTGGCAAGAGATGTTTGAAATTAAAATGAAATATAATGGGATCTTAATAGATAATAGTACTGAGTTTGCATATGACAAATATAGACCGCACCCTGACGTAGCTAAGATATTAAATAATAATATTCAAGACTGACTAAAACCAATGATAAAAAATAAACCATCTAAGAAAGGAGCTATTACATTCCCTGACGATGCTTACTTGGGACTTAATATTAGCGTTAATTTAGTTCCTGAATTACTTCCAACTTTCAGAGGTATTCCAATAGAATTGAATCATAAAAATGATTATATAGGACATATCTTAGAAGGTAACTTTAATATGGAACAAATTAATAATGATGATTTGCCAAACATTTACTTCATTCCAATGGAGATAAAGATAGGTAACAAATATTATAACGGAACAGATTGGACTACTCAAGAATCTGTTTGTAAAGTTCCTTTAGATGTGAATAAAAATACTCATATAGAAGGCAAATGGATTAACGTTAAGAATAATAACTCATTTGAAAAAGGAGTTGAGGACTTAGGAGAATGTTATTTAATTCCTATTAATAGTGGTTTATATGGTAAACTAGAAATAACTGTATTCATTCCTTGTATGCCAGCTAGAAGTAAAAAATATATTTACATTAAAGATTTTACAGTTAAGTCAGCCCGAGTTAATCTTAGTGATAACAAAGAAGAAAAAGAAGATACAAAATATACTAATGTTGTTAATGATTCTTATGTTAATGCTTTAGATGATATAGAATTTAAAATAACTTCTAAGAACGATAGTAACTTATGTTTTAGTAAAGCAATAATTAATAACGGTTGGTTAGACACATTATATAATAAAATAGATAACACTAATAAAAAGCCAGAGAGATTATTAATTGAAAGAATCATAACTCAATATAGACAACCTAAACTTAAACTATTACAAATTATTAAACCAGATGTTCTACCTTATTCAATAATAACAAATAAATATCTTGGCGATAGACAGTTCGTATTTACTGGTGGAACAATTGATTATGAAGATAATAGTATAGAATGTAATCTAATAGAACTAAATTAATATGGAAATAGTAAATACAAGAATATCAGCCACACCCAGAAGTAAATATGTCAAATATAGAGTTTCTAGTTCTGTTGGTGGAAGTAGTGTTGTTGCTTCTATAGATACATCTAATTTTGTTAGATTAACAGGAGCTACAGAACAAATAGTATCAGGAAATTTAGGAGCTACTGGAGATATAATAGCTTATCAAACTAGCACAGCAGATATTAAATTACCAATTGCTTCTTCTAATGCTTTAGGTGCAATAAAAGTTGGAGATGGATTGATTATCTTAGATGATGGGACTTTAAATGTTGTGTCAAGTGGTGGAGGAACAGTATCAGAATGAGGAGATATTACTGGATCATTAAGCGCACAAACAGACCTTTGGAACGAACTAAATAAGAAGGCAAATACAGCAGATTTAAGCATATCTAATTGGAATGCAGCATACAATTCAGCACATACGCACAGTAATAAATCTGTATTAGATGGTATTAGTAGCTTAGATATTAGCAATTGGAATAGTGCATATAGTCAGAGACATTCACATTCTAATATGAGCTATTTGAATGTTATTAATCAATCATTATCAAATAGTTCAAGCCCTAATTTTCGCAATTTGACTATTGATTTAAAT